CCATAATTTTAAGTCAGTAAGAAAAGTTGACTAGTAAATATTTCTATCCACTAGGCAACCACGATTTCTGATTTCATACTTTCGTAATCATCAGTTGGAATACACATTCCAATATCAGAATAAATAAGGGGGGAATAAATCCCCCCATATCTCAATAATCTAAAAAGACAGGACAATTATTTACTTTCCTCAAAGTAAAAATTGCATCATCATCTATTTTAAAATCAGCACCATTCACATGTAAAAATTGTTCATAGTTTTTTTGTGATAATTGAACAAGATCATATCTAAACAAAAGAGTAAACAAGGCATTCAATCTCTCTCTAGTTGTTGGTGTTCCCCACCCACACATAGAAAAACATAAATGAACATTGTCAGTAAAATAGTCAGGGTGGATATTCTCCCACCATGCAATTTTATGACCATGCAAATATAAACCACTCTTCGAATTATCAGTTAAGACACCGATTGGTCTAGTATTTGAATTGCCAATTTTTTTCTTGTTGTTAAAGATAAATGCTTGAGCAATTTCTTTAGATACTTTTCTCATAAATTAATCCTCCATAGATTAAGTGTTTCTTGTACCCATCGATTCACTAGCAACATGCTAGCAAACTGGATACTCATTCAGCTTGTTAATTCAAGGACACTGGAGGTGTGTCGCTACTGGAAATTATCGTCTCCGCCTCCATGCCTTAGTTCCAAACTGTATCGAGTTCTTTCAGCACTTCTTAGGGTACGCTTTTTGTGAGTTAAAGAGGTAAATCTAGTGACCTCCTCGCCTATACTATCTCCTTACTATGTGAGCAAGGCTAGACTATCTAATTATCGCTGTTCTATAAATTGTCCTATGTTCGTTGTCATAAGATGATTATACCTATATTGTAATCATATTCAACACCATATTAGCTTGCATTCTGTGAGCATTCCCAAACTATCAATGACCAGTTAATATTTAGGTTAGTAATGTAATCCGCAGCCTTCGATATTTGAAACATGAAAGACGACAAAAAACCTAAATTGAAAGTAGTAAAAAAAGAACCTGATCTCACTATTAAACAACGCAAGTTCGTAGAGGAAATTGTTAAGGGCAAGTTGGGAAGTTATAAGGAGGCTTATGCGAAAGTTTACGATGTAGCTTTAACCAAGTCAGGGAAGATACCCAAGTGGGTAGAAGTGGAGGCTAGTAGGGAGAAGCCTCTAGCCTCAGGACAAGAAACTATGTCATAGAGAAGTTATATAAGGAGAGTCAGGAGAGCGAATCAGATGCGAGCAGAGTGAGAGCATTGGAATTGTTAGGGAAAAGCATCGGATTATTCTCAGATGTCATAGAGACCAAAGAGACAAGACCTAGTGACCAGATAGAAGAAGAGATAGAGCAGAGATTGATAGAGTTGTTAGAGAAAAAAGAATAGCTGTACCACCCTATTTTTGACCCACCTTTATAGAGACCCCACCCCACCTAGAGCCAGTGCATGTACGCACGACATACATACATAGTGATTTGCACATTCATAGACCTAATTTGATTTTCCTATAGGTATTGCTTTTTGCTAGCAGTGTTTTTATGCATGCCACCCCCCTTTTTCCCAGTTTTTGTTAGAGTCTCATATACCCACAAAAAATTTTTTGCAATTTTATGTTGCTTTTTTATGTGAAGAGGTGCAATATTGTAAAATCTGTAGATTTTTATATCTAGTACACAGGTAATTTTGTTTACAGATGGCAAGTATGTACCTACTAAAGGGTATCTAAGTAAGTTTTTTTTATTTAGTACATAGATATTAGGTATATACTAAGTAATTAGTATGAATAGCCAAGTTTTAAGCAAGTTAAGTCAGCTTGATGCTGATGAAAAGCGTGAATTGCTAGGTTTATTAGAAGAATTAGACCAAGCTAAGTCTAGAGAGAAGTGTCAAAGTGCATTTTTGCCCTTCGTTAATGAGATGTGGAGTGCTTTTATACATGGAAAGCATCACGAGATTATGGCTGAGGCGTTTGAAAGGGTCGCAAAAGGTGAATTAAAGCGTTTAATCATCAATATGCCGCCTCGTCATACTAAATCCGAGTTCGCATCCTACCTACTACCAGCATGGTTTCTAGGAAAATACCCTGATAAGAAGATTATTCAGACTGCACATACTGCAGAGTTAGCAGTTGGCTTTGGTAGGAAGGTTAGAAACTTGGTAAACAATAAAGATTTTAAGAATATATTCCCTGATGTCAGTTTGCAAGCAGACTCTAAAGCTGCTGGTCGTTGGAATACCAACAAAGGTGGCGAATATTTTGCTATAGGTGTAGGTGGTGCAGTGACTGGTAAAGGTGCTGACCTATTAATCATAGATGATCCTCATAGTGAGCAAGAGGGTGCAAGTTCTGATATCAATGTATTCAACCGAACCTACGAGTGGTACACATCAGGTCCTCGTCAGCGTTTGCAACCAAAAGGTTCAATCGTTGTAGTGATGACAAGATGGCATCAGAAAGACCTTACTGGTCAAGTAGTTGATGCTAGTGTAAAACGAGGCGGTGCAGACCAGTGGGAAGTTATAGAACTTCCTGCCATTTTACCTTCAGGTACTCCTCTATGGTCTGAATTTTGGAAATTAGAAGAACTACAGGCTCTAAAATCCGAACTGCCCTCGTCTAAATGGATGGCTCAATATCAACAAGACCCTACTGCTGAGGAGGGTGCGTTAGTTAAAAGAGAATGGTGGAAAGAGTGGGAAAACACAGAACCCCCCAGTTGTGAGTTTATTATCCAGTCTTGGGATACTGCCTTCTTAAAAACTCAGCGAGCAGACTATTCAGCATGTACCACTTGGGGTGTCTTTTATAAAGAAGATGCAGAAGGTAAATATGTACCTAATGTTATTTTATTAGATGCCTATAAAGAACGCTTAGAGTTTCCTGAGTTAAAGAAACTCGCTATGGAGAAATATAAAGCCTATAGTCCTGATGCTTTCATTATTGAGGCAAAAGCAGCAGGAATGCCTTTAATATTTGAATTAAGGCAAATGGGTATTCCAGTGCAAGAATATACACCTAGTAGAGGCAACGACAAGATATCTAGGGTAAATGCAGTTTCAGATTTATTTGCCTCAGGTGTTGTTTGGTGTCCTGCTACTAGATGGGCAGAGGAAGTTGTAGAAGAGTTTGCAGCTTTTCCTAATGCAGAGCATGATGATTTAGTAGATAGCAGTACGCAAGCATTATTAAGATTTAGACAAGGTGGGTTTGTTCCATTACATACTGATGAAGAGGATGAACCTTTAGAACATAACAAAGTCGCAGATTATTACTAGGAGATTATATTGGCAGTAGAAAGACAACCTGCTACACCTATAGAGGGTTTAATAGAGCAAGAACCTGATAGTGTAAGTATTGCTATAGAAAATCCTGATTCAGTTGCTATAAACACAGAAGATGGTGGGATGATTATTGATTTTGACCCACAAGATGATATGCCTGCATCAGAATTTGGTAGCAATCTAGTAGAGTTTTTAGATGATAATGAATTAGAGCTTATCAGTTCTGAATTATTATCTGCATACAATATGGACAAAGACTCTCGTAAAGAGTGGGAAGAAAGCTATACTAAAGGCTTAGATCAGCTTGGATTAAAGATAGAAGAGAGAACTCAGCCTTGGAATGGTGCATGTGGTGTATTTCATCCTATGCTATCTGAGGCAGTCATAAGGTTTCAATCACAGGCAATATCAGAAATATTTCCACCACAAGGTCCAGTTAAGACTAAAATTGTAGGCAAAATTACAGACGATAAAGAAAAACAGTCTATGCGTGTGCAAGACTATATGAATTATCTATTGACCTATGAGATGTCAGAATATAGAACAGAAACAGAAAAATTACTGTTTTCTTTACCTTTAGCTGGCTCTGCTTTTAGAAAAGTTTATTATGATCCAACACTAGATAGACCTAGTGGTATATTTGTACCATCTGAAGATGTTGTAGTTAATTATGGTGCAAGTGACTTAGAGACTTGTGAGAGAGCCACTCATGTTATGCGTAAATCTGCAAATGACATACGCAAAATGCAAGTAAGTGGCTTTTATCGTGATGTAGATTTATCAAGTTCAGAAAATGCTTACTCTGATATTAGAGAAAAATATAACGAACTTACTGGAGAAACAGACACAGATAAGTATGACAAACGACATACTTTATTGGAAATGCAAGTAAATCTTGATTTAAAAGGCTTTGAGGATGAAGTTGATGGTAAGCCTACAGGTATTCAACTACCTTATGTTGTGACTATGGATTATCCAAGTGGCATGATACTAAGTATTAGAAGAAACTATTATGAAGATGATCCACAGAAAAAAAGAAGAACACACTTTGTACACTATCAATATCTACCAGGATTAGGTTTTTATGGGTTTGGTTTGATACACATGATAGGTGGTTTGGCTAAATCTGCTACAAGTTTATTAAGACAACTTGTTGATTCAGGAACACTATCTAATTTACCAGGTGGTTTAAAAGCTAGAGGCTTAAGAATTAAAGGTGATGATACTCCTATCATGCCTGGTGAATTTAGAGATGTTGATGTACCTGGTGGTGCTATTAAAGATAATATTACATTCTTACCTTATAAAGAACCAAGTCCTACCTTATATCAACTACTTGGAAATATAGTAGAAGAGGGTAGGCGTTTTGCAAGCATATCCGATGTTAAGGTTTCTGATATGAGCAACCAAGCACCTGTGGGTACAACCTTAGCTTTATTAGAAAGAAACATGAAAGTTATGAGTGCAGTGCAAGCTAGACTTCATGCATCAATGCGAAAAGAATTTGATATTCTTGTAAATGTTATTAAAGACTTTGGTAATCCGACATATCCTTATGAAATGACTGAGGATGAAAGCATTAAAAAATCAGACTTTGATTCTAGAATAGATATTCTACCTGTATCTGATCCTAATGCTGCAACCATGTCACAAAGAATCATGCAGTATCAAGCTGCTTTTCAGTTGGCTCAAACTGCACCTGAAATGTATGATATGCAAGAATTACATAGACAAATGCTAGAGGTATTAGGTATTCAAGATGTAGATAACATTGTGCCTGATATTGAAGATGTATTACCTGTTGATCCAGTGACTGCAGTACAAAACTTAATTAATAATAAACCAGTAAAAGCATACGATTATCAAGACCATGATGCTCATATTCAAACTGTAGCGTCTGCTCAAGAGAATCCTGAGATAATAGCTTTAGTTGAAAAATCTCCTAATGCACCTGCAATATTGGCATCAGCATCAGCTTATATTAATGACCATCTTACTATGAAATATAGACAGCAAGTAGAAGATGAACTAGGTATAGAATTACCACCAATAGGCGAACCTATTGCACCTGAGATTGAGGCAAGGATATCTAAATTAGTTGCAGAGGCATCCACTAGGGTCACTGAAAGAGCAAGGATGGAGGCAGAACAAAAACGCATTAATGAACAACAGCAAGACCCAATCATACAAGCTAAACTACAAGAGGTAGCTACTAAACAAGCTGAAGTACAGCGTAAAGCTAATGCAGATGCAGCAAGATTACAGTTAGCTGCAGAGAAACAAAGAACTCAGGCTGAGTTAGAAAGAGATAAACTACAAGTAGAAGTTGCTAGCACTTTGCTTGAAGAAGATAGAAAAAGCAAAAAGCAAGCAACAGAAGATTTTAAAACAGGTATTGACATCGCAAAAGAAGTAATGGATGATGTCAATAAGAATGAGTAATGACATCAAAGAGCAATCACTTTCACAATTTTTAAAAGTAAGGCTCAGAGAAGTTATGAATGAACATGCTGACCATATATCTACAGGAGGTTGTAAAGACTTTCCTGAGTATAAGAGAATGGCTGGCGTAATAGAGGGTCTTGCCCTCGCAGAAAGAGAAGTGTTGGACTGGATAGATCAACACACTCGAGAATAGGAACTCGACACCTTATGTCGTGCATTATATGAAAGAGGCAATAAAACAACCTAAAACAGTCGAAAAACCTGAAGACTTGCAAGATGATGTAAAAAGTCAACTGCCTGAACCTCAGGGTTATAAGATATTAGTTGTCATGCCACAAGCTGATGAAAAAACAGAAGGTGGTATTGTAAAGGCTAGTCAAACCATTAGAGATGAAGAGATTAGTAATATCTGTGGATATGTGCTAAAACTTGGTCCTGATTGTTATAAAGACAAAAATAGATTTCCTAGTGGTGCTTGGTGCAAACAAGGAGATTGGGTTGTATTTCGTGCATACTCAGGCACAAGAATGAAAATGTATGGTAAAGAGTTTCGTATTATTAACGATGACACTGTTGAGGCAGTTGTCGAAGACCCTACAGGAGTAGTTAGAGCATGAGTGAGCAAACAGTAGAAACTTCATTAGAAACAGAATTTCAACCAAATGCTGATGGTAATTTAGAACCTCAAACTATGGAGGATAAATTTTTTGGTGTAAAAACTGAAATAAATACCGATAGTTCAAAAGAAGATGAATTAGATGTAGAAGTGGTTGATGATATTCCTGAAGAAGATAGAAGACCCCCTAAACAAGAATCAACAACAGAAGAAGAAACTGTTGATGATGAAACTTTAGATAAAGAGATAGCTGATTATAGCAAGCGTGCTGGCGATAGAATTAACAAAATTAAATATGAATATCACGAAGAACGCAGAGCAAAAGAACAAGCATTAAGAGAACAGCAAGAGGCAGTGGCTAGATTGCAAACTTTGATGACAGAAAATCAAAAGATGCAAGAAATAATTAATCAAGGTGGTGAAGTTTTAAATAAACAAGCACTTAATAATGCTCAGTTTGCTAAGATTAATGCACAAGAAAAATTTAAAAAAGCATACGATGAAGGTAATGCTCAAGATATGGCTCTTGCACAAGAAGAACTTGCAAAGGCTACACTAGCAGAACAAGGTGCATCTCAATATTCTAAACAGCTACAAAATCAAGTAGCAGCACAATATGAGCAACAAGTACAGCCTCAACAACAGTTAGACCCTGCTATGGATGCATGGTCAAAAAAGAACACATGGTTTATGGGAACTACACCAGCAGAAAAACAAATGACTGCTTATGCGATGTTCATAGATCAAAAATTAGTAGCAGAGGGTATAGACCCTGCAACACAGTCTGATAAATATTATAGTTCTGTGGATACTGCTATGAGAGAACAATTTCCAAGTTTCTTTGGTGTGTCTGAAACAATAGTAGAAGATACACCCACTGAAGAAAAACAACAACCAACTAATGTTGTAGCACCAGCATCGAGGGCAACTGGTGAAAAATCTAACCCTCGCAAAATAGTATTAACTCAGACACAAGTTAAGTTAGCACGACAACTTGGTATAACGCCTGAGCAATATGCAAAACAATTATTACAGGAGTCCTAAATGGAAGACAGTAAAGAAAATATTCAATCTTCTAACGAAGATCAAGTGCGTACCCCTAGAGGGAGTGATGATCGAGAGGTCAACCAGCATGTAGAAAGCTGGGAAAATCCATCTAATCTACCGAGTCCTAATCCGCAAGAAGGCTGGGTTTTTAGATACATAAGAACAAGTTTATTGGGTAATTCTGATAATCCTAATGTATCTAGAAAATTCCGAGAAGGCTGGATACCATGCAGAGCAGAAGACCATCCTGAATTACAAATTCACATGATGGACTATAAATCTGAGTGGGCAGATAAAGGTAATATAGAAATAGGTGGGCAACTATTATGCAAAATGCCAGCAGAGAAAGCGAAAGCTAGAGACGAGCACTTTAGAAATATGGCTCAGAATCAAATGGAATCTGTTGACAATGTATATTTTAAGGACCAAGATTCAAGAATGGCTACAAAACAAGTGTTTGAAAGAAAATCTAAGACAACATTTGGTAGAGACTCTTAATCTTGGAAATGTAATTGTTTTAAATTAGGAGACTATTATGGCTTCAACAGCTAGTCCTCATGGTGCTAGACCTGTAGGTTCATTAGTGTCTTGTGCATACAATGCTAAAATTACACACTACAAAATCA